GGCTTGACGTGCGAATGCGGCCGAAGGCGTCGGTGGCTCCAGCAGCATTGGAGCCGCCCGCAGTGCCGTAGGGGGTGTAGTACGGGTTGTTGACGGAGATCGTGTTGAGTAGCTGCATGGCGGCCTCGGTGTAGGGGAAATGAGGCTATTTCTTGGGTTTTTTGGCGGTTTTGGCGGAGGCTTTGAAGGCGGCGGCGGTGGGGGCGCCTTTGGAGCCAGGTTTGCGCATTTTTTCGCCGCTTCCGGCAGCGATGCGCTTGCGCTTGGCGTTGATGTTGGCGTAGAGACCGGGTTTAGCCATTATTTTTTACCTTTTTTGGTGGATTTTTTCTTGGGCATGGACATGCCAGCCTCGGAGAGGGCGATGGCGATGGCCTGTTTGCGGGATTTCACCACGGGGCCTTTCTTGCTGCCCGAGTGGAGTTCGCCTTTGCCGTACTCGCGCATGACTTTGGAGACTTTTTTCTGGGCCTTGGTGGGTTTTTTGGCGGCCATAACGTCCCAGGTGGGTTACCACACACGATAGTTGGTCTTGCCGAGGGATTCTGGTTTGGCGAGGTTGAAAGTTTGGAGGCAGAGGTAGCCGAGGGCGTCGAAAGCGTGGTCCACGCCGAGGTTTTTGTTGGGGAGGCCGGTGCCGGGGGCGTAGGTCAGGGTGCGGAGGGATTTTATGAGTTCCTTGCAGCGGGGGTGGATGAAGAGGCGGCGGGTTCCAGTGGCGTCGAGGAGGGCGGTGTTGACGCAGGTGATTTTGTCGCGGATTTTCCAGGGGGAGCGGGGGCTGGAGACGGTGAAGCCGGACTTGCGGAGGATGTTGTGGTCGGTGGCGCCGACGCCGGAGGTTTTGCGGGCGCCGCCGGTGGGGTCGGGGCAGGCGATGATGCGGCGTTCCACGCCGAAGCGGGACTGGATTTCTTCGCAGAGGTCCCAGGTGGTGGCGCCGCCGGTCATGATGACCTCGTCGAAGATCCAGAGGACGTCGCCTTTTTTGACGCCGCAGACGGCGGACATGGGGTCGATGTTGAAGTCGACGCCCAGGAGGAGGGGGAGGACTGGGAGGTCTTGGACCAGCTTGTCGATGTTGTCGTCGGCGAAGCTGATGGCGACGAGGCCGGAGAGGTTCTCGAAGCTGGCCTCGAATTCTTGGCGGAAGGTGCGGGCGTCGAGTTGGGCGCGGGCGGCCTCGATTTCCTCTGGGGGGACGTTGTCGCCTTCGATGGTGGTGAATTGCCAGCGGCTCCAGTCCGGGTCGTCGTTTTCGCAGTAACACCAGAGGTCGTAGAACCAGCTGGCGGTGCCGTCGGGGGTGGAGATGAAGAGGGCCCAGCCCTGTTTGTCGGCGAGGGCGGGGCGGATGACCTCGAACCAGACCTCGGCGTCCATGAAGGCGGCTTCGTCGAGGACGACTCCAGCGAGGCTTCGGCCGCGTAGGGCCATGGCGTTTTCGGTGCCTTTTAGCTCAATCGTGCTGCCGTTCACCAGCTCGATCTTGAGGTCCGTCTCGTTTTTGCTCTTGATCCAGGCCTTGGGGACCAGCTTTTTCATCACTTTCCAGGCGATGTCCTTCGCCATCCGGTATGTAGGGGCCGCGTAGAAGAATGTTTCGCCCGGTCGCTCGATCGCCCCACGCAGCAATTCGATACATGAGAGGTAGCTTTTTCCGAAGCGGCGGCCTGCTACCAATACTCTGAAGCGTTTGCGGCTGGAAAATACCTCGCCCTGGGCGTATCTCAGGGTTAGCGCACCAGCAGAATCGGGCATTTGTATTTTTGGGGGTACCTTCTAGGGTAGTACAGAGAATCGAACCCCTGCCCCATTGGGGCGTGTGTAACAGTAGGAAGAATTGAGAATGTGTCAGTAGGTTCCCTATGCGCTGCCACGCGCCGCCCATCGCCGGACCCTACCCCCGGCCGGGGGAGGCGGTGGGCCGGTGGGCCGCTTCCGCCTCGGGGGTCGGTGGGGATCAGGCAGTGGCAGCCATGCGGCGGCGAACTGTAGCGCGGCTGCAGCCGAGCTGAGCGGCGATGGCGCGCTGGCTCAGGCCCTGAGCGTAGAGAGCCAGCACGGTTTCAGTGGTGACGGTCTGCGTGGTGACCGAGGCACCGGTCTCGGCGATCACGGCAGCCAGTGGTTCAGTTGTACTAGTCTCGGCAGTGCGTGGGCGGGTCGGCCAATTGCGAGCCAGTAGGTCGTTTGTACTATGCACCCAGCGGCCTAGCAGGCGGCCTAGGTGGTACGTGTGAACCACTAGCGTTAGCACGAAAGCGACGTAGGGAGCGATGGTACGGGCATACTGCTCCAAGCGAGCAGAAACTTGAGCGGTTGTGGGGTAGTGCACTTGTTCTCCTTGGTGTAGGTGGATTGTGGGTGAAGGGTCCGTTGCTCCCTCACCCATACAGTATAACACTACAGGCAGGCAGAACACCGATACTGTAACATATTGTAATACAGTTCAGATGTACTAGCCTTCAGCGATCCATGTAGAGAGCGCTGCATCCCACGCCAGCGAAGAACACAGCTAGGGGTGGCAGTGTGGTCACACAAGCGAGAGTGAGGAAGGTTGCTGCAGTGAGCTTAAGCATGGGGTGGTGTCCCGTGGTACCCTCACACAGTAGCGAAGCCGGGGACCGTAGCAAGGTTGCGACGCTCCAGCGTTCACACTTTGTAACACTCGCAGTGGGCTCAGGCTTGCCGCTTGTCTTCGACCGTGATATTGAGCGTCGGGGCTGCCGCGGCCGCGGCTTCCGGCGCAACCTCGCCAACGACCGCGCCAAGGTCGCGCATCAGCAGCTGAGCCGAGCCGATCTGGCCCTTTCGGATCGCTGCGTCAATCGCTCTCATGCGCATAGCCTGCAAACGTGAAACTATACTCTCGCGATCTTTACTCCAATCTTCCTCGTTCCATTGCTTAACGGCGTCCCAATCACGCCAAGCTGTAACTTCGCCGATGCTTTCACGGTCAGCATGATCTAGCACCAGTTGGCGAACAGGTAAGCCCGTCAACTGCCGCTTGTACAGCCGCTTCCGGCGCTCTTCAATCACGGCGTCAGGGTTACGTTTCCCGTAGGGTCGCGGCTTGTTTGTTACAGCTTCCGGCTGATCTTCCGGCGCTGCGCTGTTAGCTTCCGGCTGATCTGTCACGGTTACAATCCCCAACGGCTTTGGTTCAATCATAGACGCACACTAAAAGACCCGGCAGCATGGCCGGGCCCGGTAGGGTCTGCAGTGTGCCAATCAATAGGACGGGATCAGGAACGCAACGGTGCATGAGCCGATCGGCCGCAGTTCGAATCCCTCGCCGTAGTCGAACGTACGGCAACGGCAGCCGGTAAGCCCTAGCGCAGCCTTGCCGGCCGCTACGATCTGGCGCCGTGTTGCGTCAGCCGGTAGCTCGAAGCTCTCGCGGTTGCACCATGAGTAGTTTGCCTCACCACCAAACGTGTCAGTCAGTTCTGCCTGCCAGAGAGTCTGCATCGCTCAGGCCTCCCAATAGTTGCCGAGACGGAATTCAGCGACCATAGAGTCAGCGATGGACTCAGCAGCAGCCAGCCGGCAAGACTTAGGGAACCAATCCTGCCAGCGGTCGCGCATCCCTCCGAATTCCAGGCGGTATTGTTTGGCGGCAGGTACCAGCACGTAGCGGTCAAGGTACGCTATGGCGCGATCCTTGTTGTAGGTTCCGGCTTTGTGGAACTTTCCTAAGGTCAGCCATGCTGGCTTAATCCAGGTCTCAGTGTTGTTGGCCCATAGCTCCAGCTCTCGGGCAGCATCGCAGTAGTCGGGTTTTGCCATGGTGGTTTGCCTATGGTGTGGCTTGTGTGGAAGTGTAGAACCGGATCCGGCCGGGTGTCAACGGTCGGCAATGGTGGGGTAGGCGTTCAGTGTTTCCACCAGTGAATCCTGTAAAGGCTGCAGCTCCCATGGTGCGCCATCGCGGCGAGCTGCAAAGATGCACAGACCCAGGTCCTGCAGCATCCTGACGCGATCCCGTATGGGTTCTTCGCTCCAAAGCTTGCCGACCCCGTAGCACTC